TGGAGACAATTCTACAGCAGGAACATTCCCAGTAGTCAATCCAATTAATCAAGACCAGCGTCTCGCTTGGTCATCTCAAAATGAGAACTTCCAACTCTATTTCAACTCAAATATGTTTGGTCTCTTTACCAATTTCAATAACTACTATATTGGAGCAGATAATAACATTCCACCTGATTATGGACGAGACAACCTGATTGTATGCACCAACGAACAGACCGCCACCTACAACCCTCTCGTCATCACGAGTGGTGGAAAGACATACACTCCTGCAGATGTGGTCAATAGTTCAGCGAACACACCAACGGCGTGGCCTCGTACTCTATTCATCACGACCCAGAATTACGCCTCCACCTCTACTCTTTGGTCTCCAGTGTCGTCTATCGTCTTCTGTTCTACTCTCTTACCTACTCTATCCGAGAACACGAGTGCTCCGAATGTATTAGGTGCAGGAGACAACACTCTGCAGAATAGTTCCAGCAACTCCTTCTCACCTATCATCACCGACATCGCCCTCCCTATGGGTGCAGCATCCGATTGGAGACAATTCATCTCCTATACTCCCACTTCCGAATACCGTCTCACGAGTATGGGTGCAAGTGATGTGGATGTCCGTAACATAGACATTCAAGTCTTCTGGAAGGCACGGCTCACAGGCGAGCTGTTCCCGATTAATATGTTCAACCAGTCCAGCGTGAGTATGAAAGTCCTGTTCCGCCTCCGCAACGGCGGGAAATAAGCTCCCCAAAAATATTATGTCCTCTTTAATACAAAATGGCTTCCGCAGATGTAGAAAAACTAGCCGTCTTTGATGGTCGTATCGTCCAGCAAAAGCCCCGATTCGCAGTGGAGAAGGGTTCTCTTTCGGTGACGAACCAACCATTCAGTGCCCTCTCGCAATCAACCTCGCAGCACACCTATTCGGTTCAAGTTCCTTCCGAGCAGACCTTCGTTGATCGTAAGGTAGATTGGACTTCGCAGGTCGGTATTGCTCTTCAGTTCAACTTTAGCAGCACAGTATCAACTCAACAATACACGATTGCCCCTATGGGTAAGGCGTGGTCTTTGTGTGCTTTCCCTCTTCAGTCTTTGACCTCAACTATTCAAGCCACTATCAACGACACCTCTGTCGTAGTCAATTCTGCTGATGTCCTCAAGGAGGTCTTGCGTCTTGTAGATTTCTCTGCTGACCGAGTTCAACGAACCACTCCTACCAAACTTGATGTGTTGGCTGATTGCAAGGCTGATGGATGGATGCCTGATTCGGTCTATGGTTCATTTGTTGGAGCGAATGTAGCAACCACTGCTGGAACTCTTCCATATTCTACTGGTTCTGCTGTCCGTGATGAATTTCCTAATGGTGCTTTCATTTATGGAGGACAAGAAGCAACAGGATATGTTACTCCTTATGTAAATGCTTCTGGTGCATACATTCCTGTATCTTCTATTGCATCTCCTACTACTCTCATTAGTGGTAGTGCTATTCAAAATTTATATGCAGCAGCATCTTCTGGTATTTCATCAGCAAGTCTCAACTATGATGGTTCTATTGCTTTCACTGCAAGTGCAACTTCCGCCAGTCTTACTATGTGGATTGCTCCAGTTGTTACTGAAAAGTTGGTACTCTCTCCTTTCGTCTTCTCGGATGTTCGTGAGGCAGACACTGGTCTCTTTGGAATTCAAAACATTCAGTTTGTTATGAATATGCGACAACCACAAGATTGTCGTGTTGTTCGTCAGTTGATTTCTAATACCACTGATCAATACGGAGCTACATTCTCTATTAGTGCTTCGTATGCAAGCTTATGGGGAACTGGTGCTTTCCAGAAATCTCGTTTGGATATGACCTTCCTTACTCCTTCTCTTGATTTGCCTCTCCCACCAAAGTCAGTTGTTCCATTCCAAGAATTCCCTCGTTACATTACCCAAACCACTATTTCTTCTGCTGGTATTAACACTTCAATTGCTACTCAAACTATCACTCTTCCTCAAATCCCAGATATGTTAGTCATCTATGCTAAACCACAATACTACACTTCAACAAATGTTTCTGGAGGAACACCACTCCTTACATCTACTGGTGTTACTGATTATTCTGCTGGTGACTGGTATTTCCCTATTACTGGAGTTCAAATTCAGTGGGACAACTTCGCTGGATTGATGAGCACTTACTCTCAACCAGAGTTGTATGAAATCTCCGTTAAGAATGGTTTAGAGATGACCTACCCAGTCTGGTCTGGTCGTGTGAATAGCGGTGGTGCGAATAACTCTGCCTTAACAACTACGAATGCTGCTAATATCAACAAGTCTGTCCTTCAAACTGTTGGAGGTCCTTTGTTGATTAAGCCTGGTCAGGATTATGCCCTCCAAACTGGACAAGCTCCTTCGTTGGTCGGAAACTACACTCTCCAAGTCACTCTCAATATTGCAAACTACACTGGTATTGCAAATCCTCAAATCCCAATCAACATCTATGTGATGACTATCAACTCTGGCTTCTTTGAATCGGTCAAGGGAACATCTCGTGTCGTTAAGGGAATCCTCAACGAAGCAGATATTATCTCTGCCCCTATCGCTGGACCAGTTGTGCGAGGCCAGATTGAGCGAGTTACTGGAGGTGTTGGCGTCTTCAAGAAATTGGGACACTTCCTTTCCAAAGCTCCTTCCTTCATTCATTCAGTGAAGGAACACATCAAGCCTGTTGCCGCTATGATTAAGCCTCACCTTGCTGCTCATCACCAATCTGCACTCTCCAGTGTCGGTCTTGGGGAAGGCGAAGGTGGAGACGGATCTTACCCATCTCACTCGGGAGGTAAGAAACACGCCAAGAAGTCTGTCTTGCGACGCTTGATGTAATCACTCATTCCAAAGAATACGAATCGCTAAATTGTTAGGTGAATACCTATTCAACTTCCAACTGCCTTTGATACGAGTTGCTCGTCTCAAATACAGGTGTCTTCTCATATATGCAGTCTCTGGTTCTCGCTGTCCTCTTTCCTCTAGTATCTTATAAATATGGAAGTCATCGTATGGGACACGACCGAAATATATCTTACGGTTGTCTGGAGTAAGATAGTAAAGTTTATGTACTCCGTCGTCACTCACATAGACCCTATATGGATCATACCCAGAGTGATAAGCCGCTAATCGCACTCTATTCAAGTAGGTAATAACACTAATCCCTAATTGAGTAAGTTGTCTCTGCAGGTTCATTTATAGTTAGTTCTTAATATATTCTCTTTGCTGGACCATAGAGTGAGCCATCGCTGCACTGTCTTGTTCCATACTCTTCAGTTCCTTACCATACTTGTTCGTCAAGTAGATATGTCTCAACATACTCGCACCAACCCTCTTACCAAATACACTGTTAAGAATGCGAGTAATAGTATTAACTGCCGTAAGAACCGAGCCGTGTCTATCAACCAAGAGGGCAGAACCTTCTTTAAGTTCTCCTGGATAGTTGGTAAGATACTGTTTGATAATCTTTCGCAACTTGACTGGAATGTCCTCAACTTGCTGTCCATATTTCTTTGAAGTCTTATACTGGTTGAATACAAACTTCCCATCATCCACACACACATAGTTCTTGTTTGTAGGTAGGTCGGGTTTATATTTGGAGACAACTACCATATCCATATAATCCTTATTACGACGGGGAGGTATTTCGGTATAGAGTGAGAGGACGAGGTATTTCAGCATAATATCCCAGTCGTTCAATCCACTTTTAAGAGCATCTCGTTTCTGCAGGACATCATTCCACTCAATCCAGTTCTCCTTCTGCTTATCGGTCTTACCAGCATCAATCGGCTTGTGGTTCATATCCATCATCTTCTGGTAATAGTAAGAGTGAATTCTCTCAAACCCCTTCCGTCCCTTTGTGCTTCGGACAATCGTAGTAACCAGACCCTTCTGCGTATTGGGAGCGTAGGTGGATATGACCGCATCCACCTGTGTCTTCTTCTTGAGAAAGTTGAGGTTGGTGAATGGCTTTCCTCCATTAAGGGAGACGAGGTTACGGAGATATTGTCTCGCAGAGGATGTAGCAACTCCACCCTTAATAAATCCATCCTTTACTTCTTCCATATAGTTCATTTGTAATAAAGTAAGTTAATAAATATAAGAATGCAACCCGTTAAAGTCCCCGACCTGCGAGTGAAGATAAAAGCTGTTCCTATTGGGAATAGGCAATATAGGATAGAGGTCATACCTGCTGCAATCATTAAACAAAAATAGATTTGTTAAACCTATTTAATACTCAAGCTTCTTCTCTGTTAAGAAATACTTTTGATTAGGAGGAAATCCAATATCCTCTCCATCGGCAAACCATTCCTTATCAGGAAAGTTGTAATAGTTGTTAAGGAATACATATCCATCTTCCATTAGTCGTTCAAGAATTTCCTCATCTTTGATTTCACAAGCAATACGGATATGTTCCTTGTTTGGTAATAGAATATTCTTACGGAAGGAAGACCAATCCCAATCATAGAAGGGATGTTTCTTAATATGAAGTGCTACTTTGCCGAACCATTCCTTATCCATCTTCTTTGGTATTTTCATCTTTGGATTTGCACGACCATAAGATATTACAGCATTTTCATCTCCACAAGCACCCATTAGAAACATTGGAAAGTGAAAGTATGCTTTAGACATTCTTCCACAAGAACCCATATGTTCTGATTCGTTGATAATAATCTTTGGTAAGGTAGTAGTTGTATCCATTATAGTATGCTTACCTATTTTGGTTAGGAGGGGAGTATCCGTTTTCGGAATCTCATAAAAATGGTTTTCGTGAATTCCGAAAAC